TGGTGTTGTAGGGGCTAAATGTTGCATCATACACGAAGGGGGTCATGCCCCATGTGCGCAAGGGGGAGGGGGGAGGGGTATTGACTTTTTTTTGATTATGTGCTATCTTTTTACCCAAAGGGGGCGAGGCACGGCCCCGCAAAAGAATCTAATCCCAAGGCAAGGGGACCGAAGAAAAGGAGATTTAAATGAGTTTAAGTCGCAAAATGCTGTCAGCGATGGATATCCCCGCTGAGAAAATTGATGAGATCATAAACGCGCACACCGAGACCGTGAACGCAATCAAGGAGGAGCGGGACTCGCTGAAATCCGAGATTGACGGCCTCAAATCGGCGAATAAGGAGCTCGAGAAAACCAAGGCGGAGCTCGACAAGGTAAATGGCGAGTTGGACGAGCTGAGGGGCGCGGGCTGGGAGGAAAAATACAGCAAGCTGAAAGGCGAATACGACGGTTTCAAGGCCGACACCGAGGCAAAGGAGATCAAGGCCAAGAAAACCGAGGCTTATAGGAAATTGCTGCTGGACGCCGGCGTGTCGGACAAACGCATTGCAAGCGTGATGAGGGTGTCCGACGTGGATTCTATCACGCTGGACAAGGACGGCAATATCGAGGACGCCGAGAAGCTGGCAGAGGGGGTCAGGACGGAGTGGGCCGATTTCATCGTCACCGAGGGCAGGCAGGGGGCAGACGTGTCCCGGCCGCCGGCCAATGACGGGAACGGAGGAGCGCGGCAGAGCAGGGCGGCGCAAATGGTCGCTCAATACAGGAACGAGCATTACGGGAATCCAAAGGAGGATTAAGTTATGAGTTTTATCGGTGAAGGAACAAAAGGTTCAACATATAATCCTGGTTACTTCCTTGCGCATAACGATGAAGGTGTCACCAGGGAAACGAAAGAATTTTCACAGAGCAGCGCGCTTGTAGTCACTTCTGCAGACGGCACGAAATACGTCCCTATGGGAACAGCATATCCTACCAATGATGGAAATGCTATCGGCATCGCTTACGAGGATGTGGACGTTACAGTTGGGAATATGCCTGGGTCTGTTGTAACAGGCAATGCAGAGGTTTATGAGGATCGCCTTGCCGTAACTGGCGCAAGCTATGACGCAGTTACACTGAAAGATCTTGTAAGCCCCAAGGCGCAGGGATGGTATGAGAGTGATGGAGGGGCGACTCCTACCTATACTCTTTCTACTGATACCACTGTCAACACTTCCAAGACTTATTACTCAAAGAGTGGTGATGTCTATTCAGAGGTTTCTGACTACGCCGCAGTTCTCAATCCCAAAACTGAAGGATGGTATGAGCGTAGCGGCTCTTCACCCAATTATGTTTACACGCTGTCTGCCGATACCGAGGGCGATAAGACGAAGACTTACTATGAGAAGTCAGATATTCACCTTGCATCTGCTGCTAAATCGGCTCTTGCAGCTCTTGGATTCAAGTTTATTGCAACGGCTCCCGCCGTTACAAGACCTTACTAAAAGGAGATAGATAGATCATGGCAAATACAAGATGGGAAGATAATATTTTTGGTAAAGTCCGCAAAGAGGACTGGCTGGACGTCGGGGCGCAGGTCCCTGAGAGACAGAGCGATCCTGTTGACCGTCTCTTCGGAGACCAGAAAACGGATAATTTAGTGGCGATGTGGGAATCCATAGCGGCCGAGTACTCCATCCCGGTCATGGCTCAGTTCCATGGCTTCGATACCGAGGCGCAGAAAACTTTCAGGATCCCTATCGACACGCACAATATCGAGAAGGGGCTCATCAAGGTCAAGATCAATCAGTCCGAGCGGCTGCGCGCCCTTACCCGCGCGGGAGTCCAAGGCGATGAGCGGCTCTATGATTACGTCCTGCAAGACGGCATAAGGCTCGCCGATCAGGTCATAACCCGCACGAAAGTGGCAAAGAATGAGCTGCTTGCGACCGGGAAAGTCACGATCCATGAGAACAACCTCGATCTGACCGTGGATTACGGCGTGCCCGCCGAGCATACGGGGTACACGCTGGACATCACGCAGGATGAGGACGTTGCGGTGCAGATTCAGAAGATAGTGGATGATGCCGCCGATGTCGGGGTGACAATCTCTGGGATGGTGACAAGCACCAAGGTTATAAACAAGCTGAGGGTAAACAAATACCTCGAGACCGCGATCAACGGCAATATGGGGGCGGGCGTGCAGCTCTCGCGCGGTGCGTTGGAGAATTACCTGGGTGATGAGTTCGGCATTAACACAATAATCACGAACGATTTGCGTTATGGGTCCGCCGCAACGATAGATCCGGACGGCCGGCCGCATATTGAGCAGAATCGGTATTATCCAAAAGAACGCGTCACGTTCTTTGCGGCGAATCCCGGCGGGCGGCTGGGCATAGGTCTTTGGGGCGATTCCCCCGAGGCCGATGCCAACGGCTTCTATGACGTGGGAGGTTCAACCGTGTCCCCTTATGTGTACATCATGCAATGGATGGAGACGGATCCCACCGTGCTTTGGACAAAGGCAAGTTCTTTATTTATGCCGGTGCTGTATAATCCCGATAGCCTGTGGATAGCGCAGACGGTTGATTTAGGAGCGTGATTTTATGTATAAAGTGATAAACCGTTTTACCGATTTACGGGACGGTGGACGCTATGAGCGGGGGGATACGTTCCCCCGCCCCGGCGTGACCGTGCCGGAGGAGCGGCTTGAGGAACTGTCGGGCTGTAATAATAGGCGGGGCATTCCGCTGATTGTGGAGCAGGTAACTTTTGATGAGTCCCCTGTGCCTGAGAAGGAAGAGGAACCGGCCGTTAAAAAGACAAGAAAAGCCGAAAAGGATTGAATAATATGTTGTCTGAGGTTTGCGCAGAAATCAAAAACTATTTCACATATGAGCGAGACAAACATTTCGGCGATTTTTCGGTCGTTGACGGGCAGCTTTCGCCGTCTTTTGACTTGCCTACGAATTATATACGTGTCGTGGGCAGTCATTTGAATGATGGGGTACACAAACGCGATGAGACCGGATGGGGGCTTGTGGATGAAGCAAAATTCCATGGTGCGGTCTGGGTGATGTCCCCGCCCAAAGATTTTCTTGCCCTTGTGTCGGAAATCGAGGCATGGCAGGCCGTGAACGGTAAAGCGGACAGTCTGGCCATGAGTCCGTTTTACGCTGAAAGTTTCGGGGGGTATTCGTACTCAAAATCAGCCGGATCGGTCGGGGGGAGCGGCACGGCGAGCAGCTGGCAGGCGGTCTATGGCCCGAGATTAAAAGTCTATCGGAGGATTCTGATATGAGTCTTTTGGAGAATGCTTATGAGGATTTTACAATCCTCAATAAATCAATCGTGGATGATGGCTATGGCGGCGTCGTTACCGTATGGACGGACGGGGCGGTCATACAGGGCGCGATGGTGTTCGATAATTCAGCGCAAATGAAGACCGCGCTGGCGGCGGGGTACTCAGCCGCTTACACGCTGACCGTCAAGAAAGACATTGAGCTGGATTTCCATACCGTGCTCAGGCGGGAGAGCGACGGCGTCGTGTTCCGTCTGAAATCCAATTCCGATGACAAGAAAACGCCGAAAGGCGCGGGCTTGAACATGAGACAGTATTCGGCAGAGGAGTGGAAGCTGCCGGAATAAAACGAGGTGACATTATGGCTGATTTGCCCGGAAATCCAAAGAACAGAAAAGAAAAATATCTTAATGCCATAGCTACGGGCGATCCGTCCGGTCTGCCTACTCCGATCACGAGGGAGGAGGCCTATCTCGCGTTCATAGCCGAGAACGGCGGCGGAGGTGGTGGAGGCACGGGCGAGGTCAAGGGCGTCAAGGGAAACGCAGAGTCAACGTACCGAAAAGGGAACGTTAATCTGACGCCCGCCAATCTGGGCATAGAAAAAGCCACGGCCTCGAAACTGGGGCTCGTCATGCCGGACAATGAGACAATTGAGATCGACGCGGCGGGAAAGATATCGGTCAAGGGCGGGGCGGGGGGCGATGCCGCCCTTGAGTCCGATGTTATTTCCAATCTTGAAGTCGGAGCAATCCCAAGCGGGACGACGATCTCCGAGGGGACGACGTTCACGGAGTTCGTGCAGAAATTGCTTATTGCCGAGATTGCCCCGACGATCGCTTTTTCTGCGTCCGGCTCCGGCGTCAGGGAGGTCGGCTCTTCCGTCACTCCTACTTATACGCTCAACATAACGGACAAAGGGACGGGAACGCCCGTGTCCATCGAGTTTTATCGCGGATCCACGCTGGTCAATACGCAGCCGTATACGGCGGGGATGAGCAGCTATTCCTATACGGACTCCGCTATCACGTCCACGGTCACGGTGAAGGGCGTGCTGAATTATACCAAGTCGGATGGAATAACCGCCGCAAAGGTTGACAAGAGCGCGGCTTACACGTTCGTGATGGCAAGTTATTACGGCGCGGTTGATACGGCTCCAATAACGCAAGCGGAGATTGTTGCGCTGACAAAGAACGTGAAAACAGGCAAGGGACAAACAGCGACGTTCAATTTGTCTAACCAGAAATCTTGTTATGCTTATCCGGCATCTATGGGTGATCTTTCATCCATCAAGGACGCCAATAATTTTGAGTATATCGGCTCATACACCAAAACGGCGGTCACTGTGGACGGGACGGCTTACAATGTCTACACGCTGACTGACCCGGTTACTGCGTCCGGATTCAAGCAGGTTTACGCGTAAGGAGGCGGGATAGATGCTGACAGATGGCAAGCACAAATACGTAGAGTGCACACCAAAAAGCGGCACCGGAAACATAGCAAAAGAGAGACTGCGTGGCAAAGGGGAGCTGATAGGATTTTGCAAAAGAATAACCAATAACGAGATATATTATAGAATTTTGTTTAATTGCGGCCATGAGTGCTTTATCAGAACAGGGAAAAACCTTGAATGCACCAATAAAGAATGCTTAAGTAAGAGAATGTCGGAAAAGCGGCGCGTTATTTTTAACACCGCTGAATACAGGGTAAAAATGAGCAAGATCAGCAAAGAAGTACAATCAAGACCTGAAGTTAAAGAAAAACATAGAAAGTTTTTCGCAGAATACTGGGGGAAGGAAGAGAACAGAAAAGCTAATTCAGAGAAGAAGATAGCATATTTTTCTAACCCGGAGAACAGAAGAGCGCAAGCACAAAGAACGGCAAAGTACTTTAATGACGAAACACACAGGAAGAACACATCTGAAACCGTCAAGAGGCTGTACAAGGACAGGGGGTACAAGCAAAAATACCTTGAAAGCCGTGTAAAGATTGAACAGGCAAGGCGAAACGCTGATGAAATGTCCTTTATGCAAATGCTCAATGAGCTGAATATTGAGTATGTATGGCAAGCTCCGTTGCTAACAGACAGCGGGAAAGGGTATGTTCTTGATTTTTATTTACCATGTATTAACTTATACGTGAACATTGACGGAAGTGTTCATGGTGGGGACAATATAAAAGAAAATATGATAGTAAGCTTGACGCAGGAAAAGGATAGACAACTGGATGAATACTGTAGAAAGCACAACATCAATCTTTGCCACATTAAGGCAAGCGACCTAAGGTCGCTTGGATTTAACGTAAAGGAGGCAATAGGGATATGAGTATTCTGCTCGGCGACAATTTCTCTTATAGTGCAAGCAAGCCGCTTGACGCAAGGCTTGCTTACGACACAGTGGCTCAAATGAAGGCCGTATCCGACAGCACGCTTTACGCCGGGATCATAGCCTTTTGCAAGGCTGATGAAAAAACTTATCAGTGGAAACCCACGAACACGGTTGATGCCACGCTGGGCAAGTGGCGGGAGTTCGAGGGCGGCGGCGGATCTGATAACGTGGTTGAGGGATACAGGAACCCTGTTGACGGTCTATTTTATGAAGAGGCGGCGTATGTCACGGCGGTCACTGGCGGCGCGAATATCATATATATAGACATTCCAAATAACGCGCCGTACAGGTGGACTGGCACCGCTTTTGTGCTTGTTGGAGACGGCGGTTCTGACAATGTGGTGGAAGGGTACAGGAACGCCGCTGATGGGCTGTTTTACAAGGAAAGTTCTTATACTACGGTGATTACAGGAACAGATAATGTGATATATATTGATCTTCCGAACAATACGCCGTATAGATGGAATGGCACCGGATTTGTGCTTATTGGCAGTGATGGGTCTGATAATGTAGTAGATGGATACAGAAATCCGGCTAATGGGTTGTTTTACGAAGATTCCGCATTCACTACGGCGATCATAGGGGCTGATAAGATTATTTATATTGACATTCCGGATGATTTGCCGTATAGATGGAACGGGACGGCGTTTGTCGGTATTTATGGCGTTAACGGGCATCAAATCCGAAATGCAAGCAATGCCGCAATGACCAGCCGTGACGCGCTGCAATTTGCGGGTGACTTGGAAACCACGGACGACTCCACGACTGGCGCGGAAAAGACGGTTGTCACGCCGCATGAAATGACAAGCGCTGAATGGGCTGAAGTAATAACCCCTATTCCAGACCCTGTGCCCGCGACATTAGGCGGGCATACGATACAGGATTCGGACGGGAATAGCATGCTCCAAAGGGAACGGCTGCAATTTGCGGGTGACTTGGAAACCACGGACGACTCCACGACTGCCAGT